TGGTATTCCTTGTACGTCTATTTTTGACATTAATAATGGTTCTACTTTAGGGTTTGTGTCTTCATCAACAACACAGTTGGTAGAAAAGGTAACTGCTGGAGTGCCTGTTGCGTCTTTATTTATCACATAACCATTTAAAAAAGTAACGAAAGCATCCCATCTTATGTATCCTTCTTCTATTTTAAATCCATTCTCATCACCTAAGGGAAAATAACTATCTTCCGTAAGTATCATTGTTCTTAGTCCTATTACTTCTAATTCCTCTCTAGTTTCATCTCCTGAATCTCCATATAATTCTCTTAATTCTTCTATTGTTAAAGCATCCATACCAAAATAGTAAGTTAAATTAGGTACAGGACTTGGTGCTACTAAACGTCCCTTTGATAATCCTTTTAAAGCTTCTGTTTTGGCTTCGACAGATGCTCCAGAATCCCAGAAATTCCATGTTTCATCTCCCCCAAATACTTGGTATACTTCCATAGAAAAATTCCACCTTTCCTCACCTTCAGAATTAGTTGATCTATCGGTAGCTAAATTAAAATTTAAAAAATCATTTAGACCTACTTCTAAAAAGTCTGCTGCTTTAGCTACTGCTTTTGACCAATCCCATCCTCCTCGGGCCCTTTCATTAGTAATCATATTTCCACTAGCCATATCTGTAGCTATAATAAATGATTCTCCCTTTAATGCTTCTATAATTTCTCCTTGAGCTATTATTTCTGTGGTACAATCAAAGCCCCCATCTGGTCTTGCTTTATAAGAAAAGTTTTTACACATTCCCGCTAAAGCATCATAATTACCTCCCGTTTTTACTTTTTCTTCTATAATTTTTCTATTAATAGAATCCATACTACCTTCAGATATCCACCATTCACCTATAAAAGGAAAATCTTGGGTTTTTTTACCTTTATTATTAATATAAGGTGTCCAACCCCATTCAAGTAAAATAGGTATACCAGGTCTCATATATAATAGTTCTAAAACTTCTAACTGACGTAAATTATGACAAACAAACTCTACTTTAGCTTCTCTTAAAGAACCATAAGCAGATTTTGTTCTAATATTAGCTGATATAATACCCGGCATAGGTACTGAGCCATAATCTTCACCTGGATTAGCTCTAATAGTAGGATCGCCCCAAGCTGTACCGAAATCATTTGGAGAAATACCTCTAAATCCACTTCTATTTCCTAATTTATATTTATATCTTTCATTTCTACGTCTTGTTGTGTCTTTAAATATTTTATCTACTTTACCATCTACAGTTGCTGTGATTTCTGTGGTGTTTGTAATGTCTGAGTATTCTAAGGTTTCTCTATCTACAGCTAAAGTACCTCCTTGTAAAATGTATCTTCTAGCTAATCCACTTCCCTTTATGTGTTTTTCTTTTTCATATTTACCCCCTTCAGCAAATTCTACTGCTCCAAATTCAGTTATATCACATCCGGAAGACATTCTAATAACACATTGTCTTTCTACTGTGTTTGTAAAAAAGGCTGATGAGTCTATGGTTTGATCTTTTTTACCTCCTATTTCAGATAGATCAACAGTACCGGGGGTAAATCTTGAATCACCATTATTTCCTTTAGAGATAATAGTTTCACGTATTTTTATTTGTTGTTTTATAAATTGTCTAAAACTTTCTTTAAAAATTGACATAACTTAAAAATTTAATTCTTCAAACTTTCTTTTTATATTATCTATTCCTGAAGGAATTCGTATTTGAAGGCCCGTTTTTATAAAAAAAGAATCTCGTCTAACCACACCTGGGTTTGCACAAGCTATTATCCACCATAATTCTGGATCACTATAATAGGAATTAGCTAAAGTGTCTAATCTGTCTCCATAACTTGTTATAACATACACATCTCCTACATTTAAAGGTATATCTGGATAATCTATATGTCTATAGTATCTTTTTTTATTGTTAGTTTTTATAGCTAATTTACGTGTTCTATCCATTTTATTTTTTTAAAGTATATTACCTTTTTGATTCATAAAAGCTTTATTCATATCGGAAGCTTCATCAAAACTGTACCATTTTTCTGCTTTTTTTAGTGTTCTATTATTTTCATGAGATAATATAAACGGTGAATCTTTAACTGATTTCTTAGGTATAAAGTTGTGAATTGGTGTAAATTGACAAGTAACATCTAATATATGAGGCATTACCATGGCTCCATCTTTATCTTCTCCTTTTTCTAAATGACTTAACGATATATCCCAAGGATAAGCTTTATTCCATTTTAAATTTATAGATGTAAAAAAGCCAGGAGTTCTATCTATCATAGAACCAATAGTTAATCTAACAAAATTACCCCTCATTCTTGTATTTTTATATTCAGGAGATACATTTGAAATTAAATAATTTAATTTAGTATAAAGAGGTTGCATTTCTGTTCTAGATTGTGCCCCTATTTTAAAA